TCCCTTTACCGAATCCCTTGGCGACCTCTTTATCGAGCATCGGGGTTGGGCTTTCTGTTTGTTCCCCTGGCATCGTTTCCGCTGAATTATCCTCTGGAGGTGGCATACCTGGCAGTGGGGCACCTGGGACGCCCGGAGCACCTGGGACGCCTCCGCCTGGGACCATCCCCTCAGGTGGTGCCGGAGGCACTGGCGGTGGTTCGGCCTCGATCTGTTTATCCATTTCTTCAATTTCTTCATCAGATTGCATCAGGACTTGCTTGCGGACCCATTCGCGGGAGAAGTAGGTGCCCACATAGGGTTCCACTTGACCCAGGGTCAGGAGGCGTTCGCGGAGTAACTCGGCATCGCGCATCTCAGCGAAGTTATTATCAGTGGCAAACTTGAAGGTAATTCGTTCCTTCAGATCATCCCATTCTTCAATGGAGCAGATCCCTTTGAGCGACAATTGACGCTTCAAGGCCTGGAAGAACAACATCGAAAACTTCTTGCGAAGGACATTCACAAACTTTGAAAACTTCACTTCATCACGGGTGACTTCGGTCACGCGGCCAATACCAGCAAATCCACCTTGGGCGCCACCAGGACCACCAGAGGGATCAAGGCGACCAATCGGGACATTCAAGCATTGAAAGAGTTGCTTCTTGAAATAGAGGACATCATCCATCTGCCCAAGATTCTGCCCAGCCGGAAGCGTGGTGATTTCCGTGCCCTTGGAGCCTTCGCGCCGTGGGAGCCAGAAATCTTCAAGCATACTGAGATGTTTGCGTTCATCGCGGAGTTCACCGGTCGAGGCATCATAGACCAGCTTGTTCCGATACTTGATCATGATATCACGGACATACTGTTCGGCCTTGAGTTTGGGGAGATTGCCAACATCGATGTAGAATATGCGGCGTTCAGGTGCGCGGGAAAGACGATAGATCACGACGGCATCTTCGATCATGCGGAGTTGATTCAGGGGCTTGATGGCTTTGTGGAGCCAAGAAATGACCATCGTGTTCTTGGCATCCATCATACCAGAATTGATATTGATGATCGTATCTGGTGCGACACGAATGCCTTGATTCACATGAGCGGTATAGGTCTGGGTGACCGTGCCTCGATCATTATAGACGTAGTATTCAGCCGTGGACTTGATGATTTCGGCGCCCGTCTTGGAATCGCGTTCTTTGAGGACCTCACGGACCTTACGGATTTTGCGAGGATCAATGAAACGCAGTTCTTGAATGCCGTCGGTGGGTTTGGTACGGTCGACCATGACTTCATAATAAATGCGGCCGTCTACATACCAGCGACGGAAAATTTCATCGGCCAGATTATTGAAGTTGAGGAGACGCTTGATCGTATTGAATTCAGCGATGATTTTCTTTTTGGTGGATTCTGAGGCGCCTTCGAGTTTATCAAGATTGATATCGACAATATCGCCGTCAGGTTCTTGGGTAATGGCTTCGGTGACAATTTCATCCACGGCCATGGCACATTCAGGATGCAGGGCCATTTCCCGATAGCGAGAGATGAGTTCAATTTCGTTCCGAACAGAACCTTCAAGATCCACATAGGTGGCCACATGGGCCCCTTGAGTGATCGTGACTGCCCCATCGTCGATCTGATCCTGCTTGAGGACCAGTGACGGCATGTTATTTGCCGCAGGGGTAACTATGTCCTCATCTTTTCCAAGTTTCCAGCCCCAGAGGTTAATCGATGCCATAATAAATGTATCCTTCACAGCCCGATGTATATTGATGGATCATGGTGATATTTAGGGGGTTCATCACAGGGGAGAAGGGGCCCCGCGAGGAGCCCCCTAAAAACGCCCCTTTCTTACACAATGCCCGCGCCATCATTCGTGCGCGTCCAGTACTGATAATCGAACGTCACGGTGAATTCTTCGATGGTATCGTTGGCGCCCCAATCCAAATCGATCTGAGACAGATCGGTCGGGAAGAGACCTACAAATTTATAGGTCGCCACTGGGGAACTGCCTGTCTTGGCATATTGATTGACTGAGGCATCGACGGTATATCCAATGGAATTACCGGCGCCACTCAACCGTTGGTTCCCGGCATGGGAATTCAGCGCATTGAGCCACTTCTCAAATCCAGTACGAACGGACCAATCTTCATCGTTGAGGATGGTCACCGTCCATGGTGCAAAGGTGCGATTGCCAGCCAGCTTGACTTCTCGGCCGAAGTATTGCAATAACACCGTTCCCACGGTGGAACCAGGAAGGCTGGCGGATTTACAGGTAAAGGCCAGCTTTTGGTTGGCACCCGCATATCCCAGGATCGCAGGCAGGACCAGTGACACATCAAAGAGATTTGGGCGTGCGCCGTCTCCCTCAAGCTGTGATCTAAATTCTCCTACATTGAACGCCATAGTCTTCTCCTTCTCTACTTAGTATGCTTGAAATGTGCTATCGCTTAGAATTTTCCGACCACTTCGTCGAAGGACACTCCGGTACGGACGGCCACAAAGTTCAACTGGATGAAGTTGATGCTTCGTGCTGGCTTGATGTAGATATCGCCAATGAATTCGTTGCGATCAATGACTTCACCAGTGTTGTTTGAGGTATCACACACCACACGGAAATCAAAGATGCCCCGACGACCCTGGATGTCACGGAGGAAAGGCTCGACCATCGACACAAAGCTAGCGCGGGTGAATTCATCGTTGAATTCAAAGAGGGAATACTTGGCAGCCCGTGCAATCGCTTTTTCGAGGACGATGAACAGACGGCGCACATTGATCCGATCAAAGGCGCTTGGCTTGCTCAAACAGGTCTTGTCTCCATAGAGAATGGTCCCATCGCCTGGGAAGGTGACCACAGGATTAATCCCACTCTGATAGAGTTGGTCACGATCTGTTCGCGTAGGATTCCACGCCAGTCTGACCACGTTCTTGATGGCACCACGATTATACCCTGCTGGTGAGAACCATGGATCACGGGTCGTATCGGTACGGACGCACAGCCCGGCGATATCCCCGTTCAATGGCACATAACGATAGGCATCGGCATACTTGTCATATTGATACTTCCATCCGCAATCCAGCACGGCATAGGAAGAATCCGACAATGTATCATTGAATGCCACAATGGCATCCACTTCGTTCCCGGCGTTGTTCACGACCGAGGCACGGCTTGGAGAAAAGAAGACCACGCAATCGCGTCGGACTTCTGCGATATTATCGATGACATACCCGATAACGGTCGAAGACGCATCACCTAGAGGCACAAGGGAGATATCAACGAGATCCGCATCCTTGAAGTAATCCCAGGCCACAATCGTATCGGCATCGGTTGCCGTCACGGTCGTGCCACCACCTAAGGTTCTGGTCAATGGGTTGGACACTTGTGTAAACGTTGTATTGGCCGCCAGGGTACCCCAGTTCGTGCCACCTGATTGATGCGCGCCCCAATAGATCCAACGGGACTTGTTATACAGCACGGTCGGATAATAGTTCGATGATCCATCTTCGGTCTTGGCATCTGAGGCCTTTGACAAGAAAGGATATTTTTCAATAATCGTCCCTGGGACTCCCGTGATGGCCCCGGTACGATCCGTGACGATCACATGGATTTCATCGTTGGCACCTTTGAGGCCCAAGGTATACTTCGAGGTCCTTGGTGCCGAATCGAACTGGGACGCATAATACCACTTACGTTCGATGGTACCACCAGTGGCCACATTGTACTTAAAGGATGATTCCAAGACGATGTTTGATGAGGTGACGGAAGTGACATTGATATAGGGCCCGGTTTTTGAGAGTCGGACGACATCCCCGGCTTGCAGCGCGGTACCGAGTGTCGCGGAGATACCAACGGTGGTTTGGCCTACAGAGATAATGGCCGCCGTGACGGTCAGTGCAGAGGTCAAATTCTGGTAGAACGCATTCTGAGATGGACATTCCGAGACGATGATCGCATTACCCAAGGCGCCTGGATAGCGGGCCGCCCATTCACCGAACACCCCCTGCCCTGCGGCATAGGTTTCGGTATAGACATCTTCGTTCTTAATTTGGAGCGCCGCGAGGTTGTTGGCGGTGGCATTGAAGGTATTGGCATTGGTGGCACGGGACACCCTGAGGCTGTTCCCATAGGCCAGGAAGTTGGCGGCTGTCCAGAAGGACGTAAAGGTATTGGAATCGGGCTTACCAAAACGGCTGGCCAGCGTCACTTCTGAATCGATCAACACGCGAATGCCGACAGGACCCCATACGAATTGTCCTGCATAGCCTCCATTGGTCGTGGAGACGGCCGGAATGATGGTGGTCAAATCGATCTCTGATACATTAACGCCTGGGGAAACTTGAAATCCCATTGTGTGTCTCCTTTTATCTATCGATGAATGACATAAGCATAGAGGTTGTCGGGGCAGAAGCCTCAAACATACTTGTATTTATGAATCTGAGTATTTGCGAGGTTATTTATGTCTTTGGTAGGCCTGGGAATGCACCTCGGTCCGATTACCATACATATCCGAGGCTTCGGCCCATAAATCCCCCTCTTCAAGGCTATACTGATTGGTGTCTATTCCATTATCCATGAAGCCGAATGGTATCACATCATCATCGATCAACATATTCAATTCGCCTTCGATTTCCTTCCGAATGTCTGTCCCAACACTTTCACGGAAATGTTTCTGGGTCAGGAGCCAAGCAAAGATCACCAGACACATGACCATATCGTCTTTATATCCATCCTCGGCCGCATAACTCGCTTTTTGTTGGACAAAGGTCGATAACTCGGAGATGGTATGATAATCCTGGATCAACAACTTATCCCGTTCAATGATCGTTTTGAGATTGGAGCATCCGATCCGCTTGAGGGCATCGGTCGTCCTGACACCGAGTTGGATCTTCTTTTTGAATCCAGCCGAAAGCTGCTGACCCGGACCGGTCTTGTTCTGAAGTTCCAGTTTATAGATGTTGTCATATTCCAAGTCAAAATGGAGCATGTTCGCAATCTGTTGTCCATTGTCATTGATTTCAATGAGGACAAAGGCGTTATGGTATTGCTTTCCGGCATTATAGATGACATTCGGAAAGATGAGTGGATCAATCGTGGAGGAACGATATTTGGCCACCAGTTTATAGGGATAGGCCGTAATATCAATGATGGCCATGGCCGAGGCATCCAAGCCCAGACCGCGGGAGGGATCAACCGAAATCACATAGTTGTGTCCAGGGAGAGGCAGTTCATAGACATCAAAGCCCTCGGACGATTCGAGCGGGAGCACCCAGGCCAGTTGTCGGAGTTTCTTCCCTGAGATCAGCGTATTGGATGATCCAAGGAATTCACATTCGACTTCCTGTTGATACTTCACGGCACCCAAGGCATTGAGTTGTTCACGCGCCCAGGCCTCATCGCGCCCTGGCATGGCATGATAGGCATAGAACAATGGAGTGAATCCGTTTTTCCCTTGTTCAGCTTCGGTCCAGAAGCGATAATAGTGATTCATACCGTTGGGGGTTGAGGCAATCAAGATTTTGGTATCTTTACCAGAGGAGATCGTGGGATAGATGGAGGTAAAGAATTCGTCGGCAATATTGTTTTGGACATGGGCAAATTCGTCGAGGAACACCAAGGACAAGGAATATCCACGGATACCAGAGGAACTCGTCGCCGCGGCCAAGACGCGAGAGCCATTTTCCAGTTCAATGCTGCCTTTGTTCCATTCAGTGATGCCTTGTTGGAGCCAGAGCGGAAGATTCTCATAGGCCATCTTGAGACGCGACAGAATTTCTCGTGCGGTCGCCGCTTTGTTCGCCAGGATCGCCGTGACCTTGTTTTCATGAAAGAGGATATACCAGAGAAAGAACGCGGCCGTGGTGGTCGTCTTGCCCATCTGTCGGGGCAACTTGACGATGACTCGTCGTTCTTCGGTAAAGACTTTAATGATTTCTTTCTGGAAGTCAAACAAATCGAAGTTAATGATGCCGCGGTCGACATGGACGATCTTGACATACTTGGTAATGAAATACTCCGTATCTTGTGAGCATTTCTGCCATTCATCAAGCTGATGTTGGGTATAGGGAATCTTGACCCCGGCACATTTGAGCCGAGGATTATTTAGATAATTGACTGTGGCCATTGGCGTGTTGGGCTTTCATGCGGGCAGCTAACTCAGCGGTCGAACCAAAGAAGACCGCTTGGTTGGCATGGATCGTGGTATTCCCCTGGGGTGTTGGAGGTTCTCCTTTGATCAGATCGCGCTTGACCTTATGGGCACTCAAGAGATCATGATTCATTTCTGAAAGGGTCTTGAGCATGGTGGCCACGACCTCAAAGGAACGCGGGTGTTGGTTCTCATTGGAAATCTCAATGAGGGAGGACAAGGCCCGACCTCCTTTATCGAGGAGTCCTTTGATATTCTGTCGGACCAAGGCCGCGTCTTCGATGACCTCTTCGTCGCTGGTCCGCACAGGCACAGAGGGTGCCGGGGCATGGGGATCACTATAGACGATGACTTCAGATCCGTTTTCGGTATAGGAGGACATCGGCTCAACATCTAAGATGTCAGAGAGGGATTCATCAATGCTACTCATAATATACCTCGTTAGGCGTAGGGGAATTCCTGTGTGGTCGTCGTATACCCAAAATCACTATATTGGTTGGCCGACAATGGCTTCTGAACGATATGCGTATTGGCGACATGGACGGCGCTCTTACTCACTGAATTGGCTTTGAAGCGGGTACCAGATGAATCGCCTTGAATGTATTGACCGATCTGGATCACGCCAGTGGCGCCAGAAATCGTCAAGGTATTGCCGTGATAATAGGTCACCGTACCATAGATGCCTGTGTTGGCGACCCGCACCACTTCGCCTTCGATGTACTTCTGATTGCTGGTATTGGCCACACCGACCAACTGGACGCTGCCTGGATCGGTCATAAAGTAATTAATAAAGATACCACCGGTATTGGCACCAGTACCATAAATCTGTGCGGCCGTGGCGGTCGGACCAAAGACATACCCCTTGAGCGTAAAGGTCAGGTCCCAGGTAATCAGACGCGGACCATTCTCAATGGCACCTTCATACTCGATATTTTGATTCACCGAATTCAGGGTAATGGGAATATCTTTGGTAATCCCCACCACAGGAGACAACAGCGCCGAGATCGTAAAATCGGGATGGAAGTAGGGAAGAATCTGTTCAATGATCTGGGCGCCATCTTCGATATTGCGAACAAAGAGACTCAGATTAAAATCAAAATTATAGGGTGTGGCCACATACTGAGAGGTCGTGGTGACCCCAGTGATCGGTGCGGCTCCACGATGACGGAGGGTCGTTTGTTGGGCCCGCGTTTCATCATAGCTCAGTCCGATCATTTCAAAGGAGAGACGAGGGGTCGTTACCATCACCGATTTTGTCAGCGTGGGATCTTGGGTAATACGCTCATACCATTTTTCTTTGGGACCAAAGGCAATAGGAACTTTAGACCTGGTCACTTCATTTCCCAGGGTATCATACTTCACACAGAACAAGTTGTTGAACAAGCCCCCAAACAGGACCACGTACTTTCTGATGGAGTCGTTCCGAAATGGTTGACCAAACATACATCCTTTACGGTGCGATCAGTGAGGGATCGCCGGCATAGATGGCCTCTGCCAGCGTCTCAGCATCCTGTTTGAGGACATGACTGTGCTCGATGAGCCACCAGGCCTTGCGTCGGTATTTATCCTGGATGCCTGGACCCAATTCCTGCCATGGTGTCAAGGCCTTCTCAGGGATCTTGTTGACCCGATCAGCAGGAAAGAGCATCGTGGGCGGCACAAAATCTGTTGAAGGCGCATCCGGCATGGCCAGATTTGTATGTTCCATTAGGTCACCGTGCCTGGGCTACCAAAGGGATTCGTGGAAGAGAAGTCCAGAATCGTATTGGCTTCGGTCTGGATGACTTTATTATCAATGGAATCTTCAAACATCGTATCAAGTGGTGAATCGGAGTCTGTGGTCGACACATTCCATTGGGCATTGGAGGTATTGCCTTTGAGGATGACCCCAGAACTGAATGAGCCATGGACACGAATGACATTGAGCTTGCGGGTACTATTGGTCCAGTTGAGCACTTCCGCATAGGCCGTGGCCGACGCCAGATTGGCACCCTGAAAGACATATTCGGTATTACCCGAATCATAGTTCCGAATACCACCGGTGGCCATCGTCAGTAGTAATGGTCGATAGGAGTCAATCATTTGATCATCGATTTCTGAGATACCGGTATCCACACGTTCCTCATTAAAGACAAATTGACGCAGCTTCAAGGCAAAGAAGACTACGTTACTCCCCCGACCACGACCTAAGGTATAGAACGCGGCCTGATTATTTTCATGTTCCACAAAGGTGATTTCAAAGAAATTCTCCAGGAGAGGCACATAGACCAGATCACCTTCCCTGGGTCGGAGCTGATTCGGGACCGTGAAACGGAATCGTCTTCGAGCAATCAACACCGTGATTTCATCCCGAATTTCCAGTCCGAACTTGGAAAGGAAATCTCCCTCGCCATCCATACCCGTAACATTTTCCAGGTACATTTCCACTTTATAGGCCGCACTGAACTTCTTGAGTTGATCTTCCCCATACAGCTTATCGATCACACCAGCCGAGGCGCGAGGAATGTAATACACTTCCATGCCGTTGATCTGGAGGGCTTCAATGGCCAAGTCTTCGACCAACAGTTGTTCGTTGGTGATATTCCCTGGATACCAATTGAAAAACGGATTCGTGGCCATTAGTGTCTCGTTCCTACTGGGATACAGGTCAAGGTAATTCGGTCAATGTTCTCATGTTCCACCGCAGCGGCCAGTTCATAACCCAAGGATTTCAATGCCGTCTCGCAATCTGTGGGAGTCACAAATTCATCCATCGTGAGCACGACCTGGGCCGTGGGATGGACTAACGTGAGGACGGCCCATAAGATCCAGATGGTGATCATCAGGCCCCTTGTTTCATGGTATAATTGGCTAGTGCCGCTTTAATCGCATCTTCTGCCAGCACAGAACAATGGATCTTCACTGGGGGCAAATTGAGTTCCTCCACGATATCTGTATTCTTGATGGCCAGGGCCTCTGTAATCGTTTTGCCTTTGAGCCATTCGGTCGCCAGACTGGAAGACGCAATCGCCGATCCACAGCCAAAGGTTTTGAATTTGGCATCCACAATCGTATCGTTCTCTACCTTGATCTGAAGTTTCATCACATCCCCACATTCAGGGGCCCCGACCATGCCCGTCCCAATTTCCTTGAGTGACTTGTCGAAGCTCCCCATGTTGCGGGGATGGGTGAAATGGTCAATAACTTTCTCAGAATAGGCCATAGATCCTTAGTGAAGCAAGAGATAGGTCCCGATGACATCATGACGGTTCGCAGAATCATCGCCATGCCCCGACCAGACCAAGACATTCCAATGGGGTGTCGGACCTACTGGCATCTTCATCATCTCATCATAGGTGATAATGGTATCCACTTGTAAGGCATACTTATGGGCCATGCGATGCTTGAATTCTTCCAGGGCGGCCGCATCACGGAACTGCATACGCCCCTGGGCATCCCGAATCAGGGAGGTACCATTGCGAGCAATCAGATCCATGAACAGGTCTTTTTGGACGACCTTGGAATGCTTGGTCCGCGCAAAGTCAATCATCTTCTCTTGTGACGGTTGGGCGCCCTGACTAAAGTTCATCTTGAAGTTCACAGGCTTGTTGGATTGGGCCACGGCGGCGATCTTGGTATAGGCATAGAAATCGATATTCGGAAACTGTCGGGCAATTGAATAGGCCACTTCCATATACTCAGGGCTGAAGAAGTCTCCGGCATCATGCCAGCGGACCACGACTTTCGTTCCCTTCTTGGAATACTTGCGTTCGGCATCCAGGAGTTCGGTCGAGAGGAGATGCTTGAAGCCATCAGGATCATTGAGCAAGAAATTCAAGACCCGGGTGACACCCAGGGAACTGGCTTTCCACTGAACATAGCCGCCCTTCATAGCATAGCAGTAGGTCTTACAGGCACCGGCCCCTGGGCAGGTATCCACAATCACAAACTCCCCGGTCTTTTCGTTGACGGCCAGACCTTTCAGGGCAGGAAGACCGACATTGAAAAAGATGCTACTCGTCCCATCGGAATGCTGCATCTTCTCGTT